GGCAGTGGCGGGGTTATAGATATGTGTGCATTCACTCCTAGATTCTCATATGATCTACTTGCTGGATAAACTCCAACAAGTTCTTTTATATTTCTCAACAGGTTGGTGCATATGTCCACGGTTTCATCGTAGAAGTCTATGCCCCAGTCTCTGTACTGATCCGGAAAGATATGATGTAGTTCTGTTGTCTTGGTTAATGTTGTTTTAAAGCAACTGTCCTTCAGCTTTGCAAAGGCCTCTTGACTCAATGTGTCGTTGATGATTTGGTGTGGCCACGGTTGTAAGCCAACTGTTGTTGTGAGACACTTATCTAGAAATCTTTCACCTTCACTCATCAATACCTAATCCTTTTTTTATATTTAGGTAAATTTCGTTATTAATATCTATTTGTACACATGGTCTCCTGGGAAAGAATTTCTTCCGTTTAACAATTTTAATTTCTTTTGATGATGTAACAAAAAGTGCATTTGGATTATAAGTTATTGTTTTATCTTTTAATAATATATCATTTCCGGCAGATCTATCAGCTCGTTCTCGGAAGAACCATAAGCATGTGATATCCTTTGAAAGATCTATGTCCTTAAGGTCGTCATGAAACTGAAAAGTTAAGTTGTGTGTCTCTTTAAATTTTGTCCAGACTGTGCCCTCGAAACGTGTCTGGTTCTCATATAGATCATCGTACTCGGCCACTGTACGTATCTGTTGTCCGTAAATATGTTCTACTGGATCTGTATGATAATAACGCTTGTCTAATCTTTTAAAGAATTCCATTATGCACTGAACAGGTTGATGACTTCTTTCTTCCAATCGTCGGAATACTCGCAATCCCTATAACCATCGAACCAAGGTCCTCCCTCCGTGTAGTGTAGTATCTTGGGTGTGCCATCTTTGGGTTCTTTGTACCAACCTACCAACCAGTTGTATTCATGTGGCAGTGATCCTATCTCTGAATCTTCCAACCAACTGAATCTGTGTAAGAACTTTGGAGTCTGTTTATTGAGAAACTCAGGTGTTAAAATTTTATTCTTCTCATGTCCGCAATTCCAGAGCACCATGCTTGACCAATTTTTCCTTGGATATGCAGTCTGCACTTGTCCGTCCATCTTGATTGATCCTTCTTCTGGTGTGTAATCGTGTTGCACACAGACGACTGCTTTGGAATCATCGCAGTACTGTTCAAGTTCTTTTGAGGGTACCTTCCAAAGAAAATCGCAATCACAGAACACTGCCCATCCTTTGTAGTTGTTAAGATGCGGAACAAAGAATCTAGTAAATGTGAATTCCGTTGTTGCCAACTTGTCGACTTCGCGAGTGTACATGCCTTGCTGTCTCATCTCGTTCTGTTTGAGTGGCTGTACTTCCGCTCCGGGATCTCTACGTTTGATTGAGTGTTCGCATACCTGATACGAAATGTCTTCTCTTGAATCCCAGCCTACATAAATTTTCATTTGGATAATATCTCGTGTATTTGTTTCCAATTATTTACACGTACAATGTCAGGGTGATTGAAGTCTCGGTTGTATGGGTGGTCAATTAATATAGGCTTTAAACCGTATTTGAGCCCGGCTAGAGCGTTCTTAGGTTTGTCCTCGACCCAATACAGCCCGGTATCGTGAAACTCGGCTAATGCGGAATCTTTGTCTGCTCCTGTGCCTAGTATGTGGTAATTTGAGAAAATATTTTCACCGAATAATTCACCAAGTCTTTTTTTACGTAGACACTGTGCTGGAACATCTGATGTCTGTGATGTTATTGGTACAAAAGTCCATCCTTCTGCGTGTAGTAACTTTACCCAAGTTTGTGATTCTAACATAGGTCGTTGTGTTCCCATCCATGCACTTCTATTAAATTCTCTGATCTCTTGTCGGATTGTATCTTTACTAATATTGAATCTGTTAGCCATCTCGTAGTCGTCTTGCCCTATGTCTACTAACTTGTAAGGATAATTTCTAGTTCCGTTTTTGTCAAAGTATGATCTTAGCTGTAACCACTTGGTGAAATGGTGTTCCCATTCCAGCAGTACTCCGTCTACGTCTGTGAGTATTATTCTATTAGATGTCGGCATCTTCCATGCCCGCTACTCTCAATTTAACAATGTTTGTTATTTGCCATTGTTTTTGATCCAAGCCTTTGGTGATGGATAGCCACTGATTTCTTATCAGTGCAAAGTCGTTGATTATTTTTGTCATATCAACTACATCGTCTTCTCCGTCAACATATTTTGTTGCGTCATTGCTACTCAATGCTCTGTTGTAGTTCTCGAGGAATTTTCTAAAAGTTTTGGATCTTAATCTTCTTAATTCTATGTTTAGATATTCGAGTATGGCCTCTAGCTGTTGCAGTTGTCCAAATCTTTCCTCAACTATACCAGGCAATGAAGCGGCCGCTCTTTCTAGATTGCCGTATATTTTGCACTGCTTCTTTGCTTCTATTAATTCTAGATCAAAGTATGCTACACAATCAGGTATCTTGGATAGGTTTCTACTTACTTCGTTGTACCAGTTTATCATTCATCCTCGCTATATCCATCTTCGTCCACTTCCTCTTCCTCGAACACAGTGTTGACAGCTTCTTCAAGTTTTGGATCGTATTCTGCAGATGCTTTTATCTCGTCATGCTCTACACCGATGTCCTCTAAACTTTTAATGAAGTCAATTGCCATGTCCAATTTCTGTCTCTCAGGGACGTAATGTATAATCGAGTTCCACAATCGTTCAATATCTTCGTGTGTAAAGTCTATCATTTATTTCGTTTCTTTAATTGGTTCAGCTTTTTTAGTTTTTATTTTAGCTTCTGGCTCTTCAACTTTGTCAGCAAAGTCAGTGTCCTCTTTGAAGTCTGCCATTAACATATCTAATTTATCACCTATCCATTGTTTTCTGAAGTCAATGTGTTCCTTACCTGCTTTATCAATGTATTTCAGTCTGTTTCCTTGTTGCACTAGCACACCTTTCTTCTCAAACAGGTCAACTAGTCCACTGTATGGGTTCATTCCTGTTTCATATGGAATCTTAACCTGTACAGATTCAAAAGGTTTAGAGTATCTTGTTTTCATAACTTTACAAGCGGCTCTTATACCTCTTACATCTGTGACTTTGTTACCATCTAGATCTTCTTTTAATTTAAGTTTCTTCATTGCAATAACGATTGAACTTGCATAGATAAATCCTTGTCCACCCGATATCTTGTCATCTGGGTCAAACATATCTTGTGATGCGTATGTATGGTTGGTTGCTACAAGTCCCACGTTCCATGAACCAAACATGTTGACACAGTTTCTCACAAGTGCTGTCAATGCCTTGGGTTTTCTACCTAGGTCACCTTTCATGTCACCCGCTTCGAACTGATTAACGTCAGTTGGTGTAAGCATCATGCCTAATGAATCAATTACAAATAGTACTTTAGGCGCACCTTCTTTGTCGTCTGAGTGGGCTTCTTTGTAACCTTTCATGAACTCTGAAATAGTTTTAGCTACGTCATCGATCATGGATATACTTAATTTTAGAAGTTTATCTTCCGATGTGTCTACTTTCAATGCCTGTAACCATTTTTCATCCAATGCATTCTCTGTGTCTATCAGTATAACGAATATACCTTGGTCCTGTGCATTCTTGATAATGTTTCCTGCGGCTATATAACTCTTACCTGCTCCTGATTCTCCTGCAAATACAGTAACCTTACCTAGCGGAATCCCTTTGTTGAAATCGCCCGTCATCAAATAGTTCAATGCGTAATTTCCTGTGCTGATCCAATCTGTGGGATCACTGAATCCTATGCCCAGTCCTTGTATTGATTTTGTAATACTCTTTCTAAACTTTGTTGCGTCAAATACTTTTGTCATAATTTTTAGTTCCTTTCTACTATTATATTTGCTTTACTGTCTTTTGTCAAATGTTCCATGTTTATTATCTCTATTTTACCAATTGGCAACATGCCAATACCGTGTTTCTTTTCCAAAGGATCAATGTCATTGTCCTTGCACCAATCGATAAAATTTGATCCAAATATATTTTTTTTATCCTTAAGTGCAATATCAATATCAGCACCGATGTAATGATTATTCTTTGTAGCATCATAATCAAATGGTAAGTCGTCATTACACAAATCCACATAACTTTTTCCTAATTCATTGTATGCTAGGTATACTTCATTTTTTGTTTGATTAAATTGAAACAAACTATGTTCTTTCTCTGTGAGCTTAATTCTCGGAGTTGTTATTCTTTTCTTAGTCCATTGTATAGGTAATTGATCTAGTGTGCCTTCACTTGAACTATGCTCTAATGCGTGTACACAGTAATTTAAATCTCTAATATTTTCTTTTATGTTCATTGGTGCAATTTTCATTAATTTAGTAGGATTGTCAAAGTCTCCGGATAGTTTTTCAAATGCCATGTGTAGTGTGTTGTACAAGTCTTGATCATTCCAATTTATTTGTTTAGGTATTTTTATAAATCCTGTTTTCAAAAAAGTGTTAATGTTTGTTACAGCGTCTAGCAACATGTCTCTGATTTCGTCACGTGTACGTAAACTAAAAAATGTTCTCATATGATCTATGTCCTCACCGTCGCCTACATAAATGGATTCAATTAAGTTTTTCCATTTGTGGGCGACGGTGTGATCATAAAGATTTATACGAAATGCAGGTTTGCCATCGATCTCGTATAACATTTGTCAGATTATTTTGCTTGTCTTGATCTAATCAACTTCAAGATGTCTTCTGCTCTCTTGGCACTGTCGCCTGCAGGAGCCGCCGTTGCCGGTGCCGCCGCTGGTTGTGGTGCTGGTGCAGATTCCGTAACAGGTGCACTTGCTGGTGCAGTTTCGGTTACTGGAGTTGCTGTTGGTACAGTCACTTGCGGTTTAGCTTGATAAGCCATTCCAGCAGGTCTGTAATACTGTCCATATTGCTCAAGATCAAAAGCTTCACCTTCGACAGATTTCTCAAATAATTCTTTGATTATTTTCACTTCTGCGTCAGTTGGCTCTTTTGGTCTGAAGTCACCCAGGTTGTGTAACCCATGTGTTTCTACTGCGGCTCTTTCTGCTTCGTCTAGAGCTCTTTCTCTTCTTGACCATTTTGATGTTGAGTAGTCAGCGTAACCACCTTTTGTAGTTTTGTTGATTCTGAAGTCAACACCTTTCACATAATCAGTAGGCATCTCTTCCATCTCTGGATCCAGTAATGCACTCCTAATGATGTTAAAGATCTGAGGTCCGATTATAAATCTTCTAACTGGATTCTCAGGTGTTGTGTCTTCCGCCAACGGATTTGTTGTGACAAAACCTTGGAAAATGTAACTTTTCTTCTTCCAATATTTTCTGCCCATGTCTTCCATGCTCTTGTCCTTGAACCATGGTCGAACTTCAGTTAGTACTGGGCAAGTCTTGCCATACATCTCCATACATGGTACTTGTACCTGTACTGGTCTAGAGTCAGTCTGACCTTTAATACCTGCGAAAGGTAATTTGATCATGTTTCTCTCAGTCCAGAAGAATGTATTTGTTGTATCCTTATCGGGTAAGAATCTAAGTACTGCTTCTGATCCTTCTGCTATGTTCCAATGTGGATAGATGGCGTTGTCTCCGCCTGTGTTGGAAGTGGAGCGATTCACTTCTTGAGATTTTAACTTCGCCCTTATTTCAGCTAATGATGCCATAATGTAAGCCTCCTTGTGTGCCTATGTTTGTTAGTTTTAAGTTGCCTTAATTTGCCTAAATGTATATTAGACATATAGTACATAATATA